TGTTAACCCAGCACGTGCTTATCGAATGAAAGCCAATGATAATATCTTGTTGGGTCACGTTCATCGCACTACTTTTGATATGGTCAAGAGGCCGTTAGATGGGTCTGTATTTGCAGGGTGGACAATGGGATGCCTTTGTGATTTAAACCCATATTATGCTCCACGCAATATGTGGAATCATGGTGTCTGTACGGTTGATCTTGAAAAAACTGGTGACTTTACTCTTAACAACCGTATCATAATCAATGGCAAAGTCAGATGACAAATACCAGATACCTGTATCATTTATGCTAGGTGGTAATAGGTGGCGTGTTATCCATAAGGAAATGCGTGATTACTACGGCGAATGTGATTGTGACAGGCGACGGATCTACATATCGACACGAGTTGAGGGTATGCCCACTAGCCGCAAGGATCAGTATATGACGTATATCCATGAGCTTGGGCATGCTATATTGCATGTAATGGGCTATCCTGATGACGAACGCATGGTCATGGCGGTAGAACAGCTAGTTTTTCAAGTCCTTGAGACACAACGATTTAAGACGGTACCGCAACAGAAAACTAAATAACAGGTTGCAGTATCATAAACATTCATCTAAAATAGGTGCATTATGACAGAAGAAACACAAGAACTCACCCCTGAGCAAGCTGAAATCGCAGCAAAGATGGATCAGGCTACGCAGGAGTTGACGTCTTTTATTACGTATCTCTGCGATAAGTATACAGCAGAATTCGTAGTACAAAAGGTATTGTTCACATTTGTACCTCGCTTTGAGACACCACAGTTAAGCGAAGATAAGGCAGACGAATAATGTTGAATCTCATCACAGCAGGGCTTGGTGCAGCAGGCGGTATTATGAACGCCCTCGAAGCTAACAAGCGTAAAACTGATATGCTTCGCATTGACGAGGATTATAACCGTCAAGGCGCAGCAACTTTGGCTCAAGCCAAAGAACGTACTCTGTTGCAGAACCCTATGGCAGCAGCACAGCAGCAACGTGCTGATATTAACGCTAGTCAAAACGCAGCAGTAGGCGCAGCACTTAATCAGGTAGCAGGGCAGAACGCATCATCAGGTGATTTTGGTAACGCTATGGCGTCTGGCATTCAAGGAGCGCAGGCAGTGCAAGCAGCAGCAGCACCAGCCAACCAACAGCTAGCGCAGGTAACCCAAAACGCTATGGCAGGACGGCAGCAGCAAGATCAAGCACTAGCCAATATTGGTACGCAACAAGCAGATCTAAGTAAGAATGTATCATACATTCAGCAGCAGCGTGAGAACATGCCTAATACTGGCATGGCAATTTTACAAGGTCTTACAGGTGCATTAGGCGGTGGGAATCTTGGTAGTTCACTAGGCCAATTATTCCAAAACAAAGAAGACAATCCTGACCCAACTGGCGGAGTACAACCTCCAGGAACAGGTGGCGGAGGCATGAGCAGCGTTCAAGGTGGAGCTAGTGCAATTGCAAACCCAACAGGGTTTTTGACTAAAGGATTGTTTGGCATGTTTGGAGCTGGAGGAACGCAAGAAGAGCAACCAGCTACGCAACAGCCATACACACAACCTAACCTGATACATAGACCAAAGCCAATTAACTATATGCAACGTGGAGTACGATAATGCCACAGGTATACTTTAGCCCATTTAGGGAAGAACGTGAAAGCCCTACACAGTTATTTCAGCAAATGCTTACTAATCTTCCTGCTAACATTGCTAGGCGCAATGAACTGGAAGATCGTAAGGCAAAGCAGGTAGCTCAAATAGAACGAGCAATGATTAGTGGTGACATGCCTCTTGCCCCCGGCATGCGTGTTACTGACTATGGGCTAAAGTTTGATACTCCGAAGCAAAAACGTGCTTTTTACGATACGCTATCTAAGCAGTTTGGATCAGAGGATTTATCGATTCTTGAACAACAAACTGTGGATCAGCGTCTTGTTGGGGATCGTGCTGATACTGTTATTACCCAAACTAAAGAAGCATCACAAGATCCATTTACTGACGCACTTAAACTACGTACAATGGGACTTGCTGATGCTACTGCACGTATTACTGGCGAGTTTGGTGGCATGAGACCTTTTGATACAAATTTACCTGCGTCAACAATAGGAGCACAACAAGACTCAACGCAATCAGCAACTGCACAAATTGACCCTGTCAAAGCTGCCCAAACAGCATTAGGTGTTAAAGCTGACGGTAAGTTTGGACAAAAGTCAGTAGCAGCACTTAAAAAGTATCAACAAGACAATGGCCTTACAGTAACAGGAACACTTGATGATGCTACGCAAACAAAGATGGGTATTATACCCGCTCGCCCAGAAGCTCCTGTACCTATTTCAACGCTCAATGTTAGCTCACGAGCAGTACGCCCAACAGCAGAAAACCCGCAGGGAGTTGCTAGAACTGTTACACAAAATCCAGCGCAGCCGTTGCCACAGCCATCCGCGCCAGTAGCACCAACAACAGCTCCAACAACAACTACATCTACAAATGAAGGGCGGCGTCAACAACGACAAAGTAATATGAAAGCCCAAAGCGATTTGGAGCAGGCAAATTATAGTTACGATGCAGCAGATTATGATATTGAAATACCACAATATTTTGAAACAACGACAACAGGACGCCAAGCGTTTTTTGATACACTTAAAACGCCACTCAAAACTTTACGTGCAATGAAGGTTCTTGAAGATGTAAGCAACCAGTATGGCTCTGCTGATCTTAAAGACACTATGTACTCAGACCAGGTAGCACAACGCAAAACAGATTTGGCAAATTGGGCGACAATTATGGCTGCGCCAGCTATTCAGCGTGCGTTAAAAGAAGCAAAACCGATGAAGGTCAAAATACAGGGTGTCAAACAAGCAGGTACAGCTAAGTCAAAAGAAGAACAAAAGCAACAACAAATCTTTGTCGATGCTAGAAGTGGCAGCACTGACCCGAATGCGGGGATACAAGAACTATATGTCCCTGCGCAAACACACACTGACGGTCAGCAAAGGAAAACAATTTCACGTTTCCAAAATGGTTATTTGTTGCAAACAATTAGGAATATTCCTATCCAGTCACAAAACAAAAAAGGCAATAAATTTGTTTGGGATGAAGGCGCAATATTTAATGATTGGTCTGCAAAAGTTGCAAGTATTCAAGGAAGAGACGGTAATTATGAATTAAAACGTAAGCAAGGACCAAATGTTTCTAAAAACGAAATTGAGGTTACCAATCTTGATACGGGTGCGCGATTTACTGTTTCTGCTAATCAAGGCGAGTGGGTTATGTCTGCAACACGAGGTGCTACGCAAGGTGAAATTGAATTGTTTGCTAATACATTAACAACAAAAATTGGCACCACTGAAAGCGCAGTCCCGCCGTCACCAGAAAAAGGAAACACGCCGTAATGGGTAAGCAAAAAAATAAAGGCATATCGCCATCGCAGTATGGGGAACCAATTAAAATTGCACCTACTCAATATGGTGAACCAGTAACTGATGAAACAAGAGAACCATATATTGAACGACTGCCTGAACGACCTGCTAACCCCTATCTTGAAGGTTATAGAGTAGCAGGTGATGACAAAGATTACAATTGGCTTGGCCCTAAATGGGAAGAGTATGACAAAGCCATGCGCGAATCCAAGTATATTAGTCCTGATAGCAAACTAGGACAACTGTACACAGAAGCTGGTATTGATGCGCAACGACGTGATTATGATGTTACAAAGCTGTTAGAGTACATTAACACTGACATGGGTAATAAGCGTAAAGGCACTCTTACCCGTGAACAATTTAATTATTACCTACGTGATGCAGAAAACCGTGGGCTATTATCGTTTCAGATACAAGATAAAAAAGGTAAACGTCCAGGAGATGAGGACTATTTCCCAGATGACAATGTTTACGACATTGAAAACGATTTGTTTGAACGGGCTGCAAAGCATCGTAGTAATGCTGTCGCTAAATGGCAATTACTTAACCGATACCCAATTGGCTCACAACCTCGTAACGAACATAAGGTAGATCCCGAAACTGGTGAGGCGTATGTATGGAATGGCAACGCATGGGTACCTCCACCGCAACCGCAGCGTCCG